TTAGTTGTATTTAGAGGACAAGCTCATCAACAACACATAGAAGCACATAGGGTATTTATGTCATCAATGTTAGTGAGAGCAAATCCTCAAGCTACCATTATTTTACAAGCGCATGTAATGGAGCATATTTCTTTACTTGCAAGAGAAGAAGTAGAAGCACAAATGCAAGAGGTCATACAACAAGAAGCACAAAAATATGGCGGACAGATACCACCAGAACTACAAATGCAGTTTCAAAAACAGCTTGAAGTACAAGTTGCAGACAAAATTAGTGATTTTATATCTGAAATGTTTATAGAAGAACAAGAAGCTATGGAAGGACAAGGACAAGATCCTTTAATTGGCCTAAAACAACAAGAATTACAACTTAGAGCACAAGATATTCAAAGAAAAGCACAAAATGACGGTCAAAAATTAGAACTTGACGCTGCAAAACTTGATCAACAAGCAAAAATAGCGCAAGATAAAATAGATTCTAACGAAGATATTGCTCAATTACGTGCAAATGTTAATATTGATAAACAAAAATAGTGAAAAAAAGAGAAAAAAAGGTCGCAAAAGTAATGCGTGAGTTTAAAAAAGGTAAATTAAACATTGGCGGATCGAAAAAAAAGGTTAAATCTAGAAAACAAGCAATTGCAATTGCACTAAATGAGGCAGGGATATCTAAAAATGGGAAACGCAGAAGAAAAACTAGCTGATTACTTTGATAAGCTTATGTATATAGCAAAAAACAGTAGCAAAAGTTCTGAAGATAGTATACTTTTAGCTGGTGCTATGATGGCAGCAGCAAGAGTTCTGTTTTATGATCATCTTAGTGCAAAAGAGGCAAAGAATTTATTAGATCAAGGTGGTCTTGACCTAATTGAACTTGTAAAACCGACGATACATTAATGAATTTTAAAAAAACAAAAGTAGAGGTAGTAAAACAAAAAAATCCTTTTCCTACTTTGAAAGTGGGTTCTGATGCAGCGATAGTTTATTCACCTTTTGTTGTAAAACAAAATAAAGGTGGAGGTCCAAAAGGACAGACTAGCAAGGCTCAGATCAAAAAAGTTGCTTTCAAGGGCGTAAAGTAATAAAACCCTATCAACAAAGGAGGTTTGTATGAACTTACTAAAAGATCTTTGGGAACACTTGAAAGAGTGGTCCGACTGGAAAATGAAAGATTGGATTAAAGCTGGAATAGTAGCAATAATCGTTATTGCAGTTATAGGAGCAATATAGAATTTATGTGGCAACTACTTGCTAAACCTTTACTTGGCGTCGTCGCAGATGGCGTCAAGGGTTTTGTGGAAACAAAAAAAGCAAAACAAGAATTAAAACTTACAACCATCAAAGCAACGCAAAAACTTAAAGAAGACCAAATCGCTGGCAAAGTGGCTTGGGAGCAAAGTGCTGTTGACCAAATGAAAGGGAGCTGGAAAGATGAGGTAGCATTAATTGTTCTACTGCTTCCAGCCGTTTTAGTATTCACGCCTTTACAAGAACATGTTCATAAAGGGTTTATCGCACTGCAGGATTTACCGTCATATTATCACAACCTATTATATATTGCGATTTCTGCGAGCTTTGGCATCAAGGCAGGATCTAGTGCAATAGGAATGTTTAAAAAAAAATAATGAGTTACGAAGAATTATCAAAATCAGTAAAATTAAGTGAAGGTTTTAGAAACAAAATTTATCAAGATACCGAAGGATTTGATACCATTGGGTGGGGTCATAAAGTTGTCCCAACAGATAATTTTGTTGCTGATAAAGAATACACAGAAGAAGAACTACAAGCGGTATTTGATAAAGATTTAAGCAGAGCGATAGCTCAAGCTAAACAATTAATGACGCAAAATGATATAGAAGATTTACCTGAAACAGCTCAACACGTCTTATCGGAGATGTGCTTTCAACTTGGACAATCAGGGGTGTCTAAGTTTAAGAATATGTGGAAAGCCCTGCAGGAAGCTAATTTTATAGGAGCAAGTTATGAAATGCTTGACTCCAGATGGAATAAACAAACACCAAATCGATGTAAAAAATTAGCTGACCTTATGAAATCATGCGGCTAGAAAACTTCTTTACAGCATATAAAAAAGATTTAATTGCTAGACAAAAGCAAGTAGAAGAGTCTATATTAAGTGGACTTTGCAAAACATGGGAGGATTATAAATACCTCACAGGTAAACTTGCAGCATTAAAACAAGAGGAACAGGAACTCACGGACCTGCTTAAGAAAACGGAGCTAGATGATGACTAAACCAAAACTTATAGTACCAAAACATGTATGGGATGGTGCTCAAGCGGAGAAAAAGAAAAATGAAGTAGAAAAAATACCTCAACCGTCTGGTTGGAGAATGGTATTATTCCCACTTAAACTTCAAGGTAAAACAAAAGGTGGCGTATTGCTAACTGACGATACAGTTACAGAATCACAAGTAACAACAAACATATGTAAGGTTCTTAAAATGGGGCCTGAGTGTTACAAAGACAAAGAAAAGTTTCCTAGTGGCCCTTGGTGTAAAGAGGGTGATTGGGTTCTCATCACAAGATATGCAGGATCTCGTATTCGTATTGATGGTGGTGAGCTAAGGATAATTAATGACGATGAAATACTGGCTGTTGTTGATGATCCTCGAGATATTTTGCCAGCAAACATAATGTAACGTGGAGGAGACCATGCAACCAACAGTGCAATCAGAGCAAGACAAGATGGTTCCGATAGATACCTCGGGTGATCCAGTCGAAGTCGAAGTAAAAGAAGATGATAAAAAGGTAAATGAGAGTTCAGAAGTAGAAATACAACAAGAACAGCCAATAGAAACAAAAAAAGAAGAATTAGAAAATTATTCTGATTCTGTAAAAAGACGTATCGATAAATTAACACGTAAAATGCGAGAAGCAGAAAGACGTGAACAAGCAGCAATTGAATATGCAAAAAAGGTTCAGGAAAATCAAAAATCTTTGCAAGCACAAATTGTTCAAAGGGATAGTCAATATATAGAAGAAACAGGAAAGAAATTAGATGCTCAAGAAGAATTTGCAAAAAGAGCATTACAAGCAGCTATACAGGAAAATGACCCTGATAAGCAAGTTGAAGCACAACAAGCCATATCAAAAATGGCAGTTGAAAGGCAAAACCTTGCTGTGCAAAAAATGCAAATGGAGAATCAACCTAAAGAGCAGGAGGTTCAACCTAATTTTGATCAACAACCTGAACCAAAGCCACCTAGTGATAAAGCAAGAAAATGGGCTGAAGCAAACTCTTGGTTTAACACAGATCGTGCTATGACTTACACAGCCATGGAAATACATAAAGATTTGGTGCAAGAAGGATTTGACGTAGAGGCTGATGACTATTATAATGAGATCAACCAACGTATACGTTCGGAGTTTCCTCATAAATTTGAGGAGAATAAACCGAGGCAAAAAGTTGCCTCAGCTATTAGAACATCGTCCACTGGACGCCGCACTGTGAAACTCACACCCTCACAGGTAGCTATTGCAAAAAAACTTGGTGTGCCACTTGAAGAGTACGCAAGACACGTGAAGGAGGCGTAAATGAGTACAGAAAAAATTAAGACTACCTCACGCAAGCTCGAAACCCGAGATAAACAAGCTCGACCGAGAGGATGGGTACCTCCGTCTAACTTAGACGCACCAGAACCACCAGAGGGTTTTCATCATAGATGGATCAGAGCCGAGTATCGTGGCCAACAAGACGATAAAAACGTCATGGGAAGATTACGAAGCGGTTATGAACCAGTTATGGCAAGTGAATACCCCGATAGAATAGATTTACCAACTATTTCAGATGGTAAGTGGAAAGGTGTAATCGGAGTTGGAGGTTTAATACTGATGCGATGTCCTATAGAGGTGAAGGAAGATAGGGATGCCTATTTTGCTGGAAAAACTATAGAACAAACTCAATCCGTAGAGAACGATTTACATAAGGAAGAGCACCCAAGCATGCCAATCCATCAGGAAAGGCAAAGTAGAGTAACTTTTGGGGGCAAGAAGTCTAATGGTTAGATTACTGTCTCCAGATATTTAGAAGGAGACTAATATGGCAAATATTGATGCGCCATTCGGTTTACGTCCAATTGCAAAACAAGGCTCAGCGCCTGGTGGAACAATAGGCACTACTAAATATAAGATCTCTAGTGGGGCAAGCGCTATCTTTACAGGTGATCCAGTCAAGTTAAAAGCTGATGGCTCAATAGAAGTTAAAGGTGGAGCGGGTGCTATCACTGGAGCAATTAGTGGTGTGTTCATGGGTTGTTTCTACACAGATCCAACTACAAGCAAACCGACGTTCCGAAACAATTATCCTGACGGGCTAGCAGCAACTGATGCTATAGCTTTTATATCAGATGATCCAGATCAACTGTATATTGCACAACAGGATGCAGCCGATATTACTGCGGTTGATTTAGGTAATAACGCAAACATGGTCATGGCAGCTGGCAGTACCACTACGGGTATGTCAAAAGCTGAGATCGATTCAAGCACAGCAGCAACTGGAAATGCTACTTTTATGCTCAAAATTATGGATTTTTATGATACTCCAAGTAATGACGCTTCGGCGGCAAACTCGGTTTTAGTTGTAAAGATCAATAACCACGAGCTAGGAGCATCTACAGGAACTGCAGGCGTATAAGGAGGACTAGACTATGGCTATTAATAGAGCACAACTGGCCAAAGAACTGGAACCTGGCTTAAACGCCCTGTTCGGTATGGAATATTCTCGCTC